CTTTGTAGGTATGAATGATTTTAATCCTACTAGTGGTCAATTCAATTCTAGTATAATGAAGTTTAATAATGAAACATCAAGTAAATTGATATGGGAACCTTATATGAAAAATCGCACAGAGTACCGTGGAATGCCTGGCGATCAAAATATTATTACTGCTCTAATTAAGAAACACAAAGATACTATATCATTTCCTGATGAGTGGACACAATCATATAAGTGGTTTAATCGTAAGGGTGAAAGATTCCATAGTACAAAATGGACATTTGAACAAGACCTTAACGCCAAAGTATGTGTATTCCATGGTAGTCCAAACCCTAGTGATTCGAAAGAATCGTGGGTAATTGACTTGTGGAAGTAAAAATACGACAAAAAAGTAGAACAAACCAAGAACATTAGTTCAAAAACCCTAGTAAAATCAACGCAAATTAGTCCTTGACTATTATAATAGACCTGATATTATAATAGTATGAAAACATTAAAACAAAGAATTAAAGAAGCAAGAAGAAGAAATTACTTGACTTTATTACAAATTTTTGATATAATAATGTATAACAAAGGAGAAAAACACTATGTCTAAAATAAAACAATATATAGAAACTTCAGTAGAAAATCAAGTTGATAAGTTTATCAATAAAATGAAAGACGGTCAAATTGATTTAGATACTTGTAAATCAAAAATATTAGAGATTGATAATCTTAATATGGTTGGTATTGATGAAGATAATTTAGAAGAAGTAATTACTATGGAGTGTCAATAATGAGTAAAACTTTTAACGTTTGTTATTTAAGAGAGTATATGGATCCTGAACATCAAGGTGATTTCTTTTATCACTATGAAACTGTGTATAGAAATGTACCAGAAAATTTTAGAAAAAAATTTAAAAGTCAAAAAACAAAGATGAAGATTATTAAGTTTTTAGATTGGAACTATAAAGAGTCAGCTGAAAATTTTGCTAATTCTACAAGAATTGAATTAATTGATGAAGACCAATACTATCAAACTTATGAAGATGTATGGCCAGATGTAGCAGCTGGTAATAAAAACTTATTCAATGATTATGGTCAGAAATGGGATAGACAATCTTTAAGAAAAGATTTTGATTTGAAAAAAACAAAAAAACACGTACCAGTTTATAATGAAAGAGGTTTACAATAATGAAATATAGAGAAGATGAAATATTAGATGAAGTAAAAGAATATATCGGTAACACTTACAACCAACACTATTCTACAACTAAAGATGGTTTCCAAGTACAAGATATGTTAAGACAATTAGATATTGATAAAGACTTCTGTCAAGCAAATGCAATCAAGTACCTATGTAGATATGGTAAAAAAGACGGATACAATCGAAAAGATTTATTAAAAGCAATTCACTATATTGTTTTATTAATGAGTAGTGAAGACGAAGAATATATGAATCAAATGGAAGAAGACGCAATAGAAGCAAATAAGAAGGAGGACTAATATGACTATTGATACAAGTATTGTTTACACAGACAAAGATGTAAACAAAAATTTATACAGAAAGAAAACTTATTATACACTTGTTATCGAACAAGAGGTATTGGCAAAAGATAAAGACGAAGCAGATCAACTGTTTTTAGATAAAGGTGGTATAGATCACTCACAAATCAACCACGAAATTACACAGACTGGTGATGGTGTAGAAACACATATGGTAGATGCTGATTATTCAGAAAGTGGTACTACAGAGTATATGGGTAAAGTGTTGTATGCAGAAGATGATGAACATGCTGAAGAAGATGGTAATGTTGAGATTGATACATACGCAGACGAAGTAATGCCAGATGCAGTTGATACAATGATACAATTAGAAGCAGATTTAGCAAGAGGTAAGTAATATGCACGATTTATTAAGACCATTAGATGACTTAAAAGAGATAAAAGAATCATTAGGACCAAATACAGATAATAAGACTATGGAACTAATTGATAAAAAGATTGCTGAATATGAAAGTGACATTAAAGCTGTTGAAGACTATTTAAGACGAGAGTCAGAAAAAATTGATACAAGTTTTTTAGATGAAGTAAATACAGGTTCAGTTGTTTCATCATTTACAGTAGGTCCAATAAATCACGGTGAATTAGATGATACTATAAAAATAACTTATGGAATAGAGGACGATAAGTAATGCCATTTGGACCAACGACATTAAGAAATGAAAGGGAAGAGTTTGTATTACAAAAGATAGAGTATTACAAAGTTAATGAATACATGGGTAGGTCTAATTGGAAAAGACATTACTTTGATACTTACAAAGAAGCTGTAAAGATGTTTAAGAAACTAAAACAAGAAAAAAGAAAGATATTAATATATGCTTGTAGAAATGACGAGTTAGGTGAACTTTCAACAGGACTAAATGATAGGTTTATAAAATGAGTAATCAAAGACCAGCAAAGATAGAAAAGAAATTAGATAGAAATGGAGACATGCAAGTCTTCAAATTCTTTAAGACAGCAGCAAAGTTATTAAATGACGAAGGCAAAGAAGATGAAGCATTTTACATGGAACAAATGGTTGACTGGTTAAGAAGTGGTAAACCCTTGCCCACAAGTGAAGAACAAATAACAAAGGCTTTGGGTCTATAATGGCGCATTTTAGGGGGGTATGTAGTATCGAATCGTGTACGAAATACCAATATACGGGTCGCTCAGCGGTACAAAACCTAGTAAAAACAACGATTTTTAAGGGGTTGACATTTAAATCAATTCCTGATACAATTAAGACTTAACACTAACAAAAGGACAAATATATGAGTTATATGTACACTAAAGAACAAATCTTTACAGAGTTTAAAGATGTAACAAAAAAAGATAAAAGTAAGAAGAAAGAATCATACACTAATAGAATCGCTTACTTGACCGCCTTAAAAGAAGATATGATTAAAGTACCGAAAAACTTTAGTAATCTTAATCTTACAACAGATCAATTACAAAACTTAATTGATGACTGGTCCGCTCCAAAACCGATTGACGCTTTTTATAAGAGAATTTTTAATATGACTTACGCTGAGAAAAAAGCAGAAGAAGAAGCTGAATATTTTGATTTATCTAAAAAAGAAAAAGTCTATAAGAAAAAAGAACAAGTAGATACTATTCAATAATGACAAAAAAAGAAAAGTTAAACAAGTTGAGAGAAGACTACGATAATTATTGTAGATCATTAGGGGTCAATATTGATTCCGATTACAACTCGTTTGACGGTTACGATATGCCAAATTACAAATGTAGGCCATCAGTTCCTACTAGTGATAGAATTGTAGGCGATACTAAAAAAAGAGTTTACACCACACAAATACCTACAGGCAAAACAATTAGTGTGGCGTATAACAAAGGTCCTTATATGATTGTTGACGCCAAGGACTTTAAAACTATGGGAAAAAAAATATGAGAACAATGATGATGATAACCATTGCTGTCTTAATGACTATGACAATGGCAAAAAGTGATGAAACAATTGACACAAAAGTAAAAACTTTTATATTCAATGAAGTAAATGAAATAAAAGAATACCAAAAAGCTTCTTGGCAAGAAGGTAAAGAACAGAATGCTAAGAATTGGGCAAAGATAAAAGCTTTATTTACAAAGGTAAAAGATAATGTTACACAAGATTAGTGATTTTTGTAAGAAGATTGATACTATTAAATCACAATCGGACAAGTTATATAATTTAAAATATAACAATCCAAAAACACCTGAAAGGGATGCTGAGGTTAATCATTTAATTGATGATATACAATATATGTGTAAAATGATAGGTAATGATAATAAACCTTATGACATAACTAAAGAAGATAATTTTTATGATGAAAATGGTTTACCAAAAAATTTTACAGATAAATTTAGAGATGAGGGAATATGAGCGATAAAGATATAACTATACAACAATTAGAAGAACAAAAAAAAGAACTAAACGAAAAGTTAGAACATTACGAGTTTCAAGGACCATCTGATATGATACAAAAAATTGAAGATGAACTTTTTGAAGTAAACGATACAATAAAAAAATTAAATGCATAGACTATTATTAATTATAATTGCGAGTATCGCATTGACAAACTGTGCAGCGAATAGATCGCAAGTAGGTGCAGTTGCTGGTGCAACAACCTCTACTGGTGCTTGTGTATCTATGGGTGTAGATAATCCTTATGTTATCGCTTCTTGTGCTCTAACAGGTGCTTTTGCTGGCGCAGAGATCATGTATAAATCAGATTATGATGTACATAACGCAGTATTTGTAGATCATTTAAATACTAGTCCTAGTACATCTTCATATACAAATTGGTATAATAGTAAAACAGGTAATAGTGGTATAATTAAAACAACTAGCTCTTATACAAAAGGACCTATAAAATGTACTGATTATAGTGCAACTGTAGATATAACAAACAATTGGCCATTGATTGGTGTAGGTGGTGTAAATAGAAACACAGTATTTGGTACAGCGTGTCAATTACCAGATGGAAGATGGATAGAGAACCCTACGAAATGAGAAAATTATTATTAATTACTATATTATTATTTTTAACATCAGTTGCTATAAATTATGTAATGGCTGGCGAAGAAATCTTATATTCAAAAGTAAAAACAATACAACCAGAAAAAACTGATGGTCAATATTGTTTTATAAAAGTTATGATTAAACAACAAGGCGATAATATTGTTAAAGAAGAAATTTTGGAATGTGCTGATGGTAAAAAGGGTATTGATACACCAGGTTATTGGGAGTTATTTGCTCAATTCTATTATAGAGATGTTAATGTTCCAGAATACTGTCGACAATATAGTCGAGCTAAACACGTCTTTAAATCGTTCGGAAAGACTTGTTTAAAAACTAACGGCGAATGGGAGATTAAATAATGATAAGAAACATAATAATACTTGTTTTATTGTCAGTAATAGTGTTTGATATAACAGGGGCAGAGTTTTTAGACTATGTTAGTTTAACACTTGACAAAGCGCAAGATTTAGTATATAATGTAAAAAGTGAGGTTAATTAATTATGAATAAAATGATAAAACTAGTATCAGTTGTGGCTGCAGGCCTATTAATGGCTAACTGTTCTGCGACTTATAAGATGAAAAGTGAGAAGGGTAAAGTATTAAACGAAGTACCGAAATGGTATATGGCTGACTTCTCAGAAAAACAAGCGTGTGATACACCAACGTTTGGTAAAAACAAAGATAAAATGTGTATCTTTGGTGTTGGTACAGCGGTGTCACCAGACCTAAATCTAGCAATAGAAAAAGGTATGATGATTGCGAAAGCAGAACTTGCTGATATTATTAAAGGTGAAATGAATAAGTCTAGTAAACAATTCATTACCGAACTAGGAAAGAATCAAAACAAGACAACGGTATCAGAAGTTGAATCTACAATTGTAAATCTAATTAAAGATACACCAGTTAGAGGTTATGAAATCTTTGCTAAAGATGTAACAATCACAAAACAAAAGTATTATAGAGCGTGGATTGGTTTAAGATTACCAATGGGTGAATACAATAAAATGTATAACTTCACAATCTCTGAAGCTGTTGACGCTTACAATGTAAAAGAAAAAGCTCAAATCGCTTACAAAAACTTAATAGGTGAAAAAGATGAAAATAACAATCTACAGTAAAAATAATTGTGTATTTTGTAACAAGGCAAAACATTTGGTTAAGTCTTTGAACTATGAGTATACAGAAAAGAAAATGGAAGAGTTCAGCTCACCACAGGCAATGTTAGAAGATATTGGCAAACCTGTAAGAACTATGCCACAAATTAAGATTGATGATAAATTAATTGGTGGTTATAATCAGTTGGTTGAGTTTTTCGCAGATAAAGGTAAAGTAAACTTCAAAGGTGAAATCATTAGTGAATAAAAAAATAGATAATGTCATATTATTTCCTACAAATAAAATTGTAGAGAAATCAACTACTGGACCAGTAAAAGATGATAAGTTTTCAAAGAAGTTACAGGAAGAACAAACAAGGCAATTTGTTGAAACTTCAGTAGATGACATTAGTATTAATATGTTAAGACAGTTTTATAATATGGCTATTAAAACAAATAAAACTACATTTACAAAAGACTTGGCAATGGTTGTTGATATGATGAGAGGTCTAGTGTATAGAGATTTTGATATTAAACACCCTGCTCAATCGTTATCAGATAAGTTAGTTGAATTAAAGACATTGAAAGATGGTTCACAATCAGCTAAAATAGATTATTCAAGTTTAATGGATAAGAAACATAAACAACATAAACCATTTAGTCCAGATATAAAAGATGAATTAAGAGATATAAACGATCAAGCTGGTATGTTTGATGGAGATGATTTAAATGATTAAACAGAATTCCACAGGAATCGCCTTAACAGGTTGTAAAATAGTTAAAACTAACAAACTCAAATATATAAAGGAGTATATAATATGTTAAATACATTGAAAAACCTATTTGGTAAAGATGAATTAGTGAAAGTAAAAGTAGCTAAAAGAACTGCTAAAGTTGAAACTAGAGGCAGAAAAACTTTATCAAAAAAACAAAAACTACTTAACTTACTATCAAAAGGTAGTAATGTTGCTTGGACTACTATTCAAAGTAAATTTGAATTAGAGTCACCAAGAGCAATGATTGACACTTTAAGAGCTGAAGGTTACATGATCTTTGGTAACAGAGTGGGTGGAAAAAAATACTACAGAATGGGAACTCCAACAAGAGCTATCATCGCTGCTGGTATCAATGCGTTATACGGAACTAAATTCAAGTATAACAACCACAAGGTTTCAGTAAAGAAATCTGATCTAGTTGCACTTGATGCGTAATTAGGAAAAAAATAGATGGGGCGCTTCGGCGCCCTTTCTTTTTTATTATGGACTTTCAACACGGATTTTTATTAGGTATACTTGGTATGATACTTTATATTGTAGGATTTACAACCGCCTATATAGTATATGAAAGATATAGAAAAAACATTGAACGAATTGAAGCCGATAAAAAGAAAAAGACACCTTATGACTTTAGCTAAAATGAAACCACAAAAACAATTAAAAGTGGATAGAACAGAATACCAAGATGTTGCTGATTGTATAAGAAGTGACCAAGTACCAGCAAGTCATGTTGTAGAATACTTTGGTGATAAACAATTTTATAGTTGGTATAAAAAGAAATATTTAAATGATTAAGTATTATAAAATTGAAACACAACAAAAGAAAAGTATATATGAAAACTCACTTTACAAAAGTGAAGACGGTAAAATCTCATTTGTTATGGAAGAAATGTATCGTTGGGGTTGGTGTGTAATTAGACTTGATACAGAAAAAGACCAACCTATTGAAGATTGGGTAACAGTTGATGATGATAATGAAGATTTTGATATTGATACAGGCGCTAATAGTGTCTATGAAGACGGTGAAGTTGATGACCAGTGTTCTTTATACTTTACACAAGTCAAAGGTATTACTGTAGAAGAACTAGAAGAAAAATACGAAGAAGAAGGCCATGATTATATTGAAGAAAATTTTGGAGATCCTGAAGACCATTGGAAGAACTTTACAGGTAGATTAACAGTAACAGATGTTACAGGTGAGTATTCTAAATGATTGATAAATTAATAGAACAAGATATAAAAGAACAAACAAGCGACAAAGAAGTTGCTGTTTTACTTTCGGGTGGAGTAGATAGTTTATCAGTTGCATTCGCAGCACAAAGACTTGGTAAAAAAATTACAGCATATACATTTCATCTAAAAGATCAATCTAGTTATGATGCTGAAAAAGCTGTAGAAGTTTCAAAACAATTTAATTGGAATTATGAAGTTATAGAAGTACCAACAGATAATTTAGAAGAAGATTTTTTAAGACTAGCAAAAGCT